GATACTTGATGCATTCATACAAGACCTCAGCGAGTAATAAGGCGATAATATTCAACGATGAAACCATCTCAGAGAATCCGAATGGAGGAAGTGGAAAGGGATTGTTTTGGAATGCATTGGCCAAGTTAAAAAAGGTAGCTTCAATTGATGGAAAGACATTTGAATTCACCAAGGGATTCCCTTATCAAACAGTGTCAACCGATACGCAGCTCTTGGTGTTTGATGATGTGAAAAAAAACTTCAACTTTGAGAATCTTTTCTCATTGATTACTGAGGGAATCACATTGGAATACAAAGGGCAGGATGCCATCAAGATACCGGTGAACAAATCTCCCAAGATAATCATCACAACCAACTACACAATTGGTGGAGTGGGTGGCTCATTCGAGAGAAGGAAGTTCGAGGTGGAGATGAGCAACTATTTCGGTCATACACGATCACCATTGGATGAGTTCGGTCATATGTTGTTTGATGATTGGAATGACCAGGAGTGGGTAATCTTTGACAACTTCATGATTCAATGCTGTCAATACTACCTCAAGAATGGATTGGTATCTCATGAGTTCACCAACCTGGATGTGCGTAAATTCATCAAGGAAACTTGCTTTGAGTTTTACGATTGGTCAAATGATGGGAATCTTCCCCTCAATGTACGGTTGTACAAAGATGAGCTTCATGAATCATTTATTAGTGAGTACACTGATTATGCTAAATTGAGCAAAAAGAAATTCTCTCAATGGTTGAGTATCTTTGGGCATTATCATGGATACAAGATTGATGAGAATAAAACAAACAACCGGAGATGGATTGAATTCGGAAGGACCGATAAAACACCAAGTGATCCGGATGACATTTGGGATGAGTTAAACGATAAAGCAAAGGAGATATGAATCAATCAGCAATAGAATGGTTTTTAACTGAATTTAAAAAACAAGTTTGGTTTGAGCCTTATTCAGAACTTGACATTTGGATAAAGGAATTGATTCCAAAAGCCAAAGAAATGGAGAAAAAACAAAAACTTGAAAAGCAATTATTTATTGGTAAAGTATGTGAAATAATTGGAGATGATAAAACAATTGAACTATTAAGAGAATCAAAACAAGCAATTGAAAAGATATGACAAAGGAATTAGCAAGGGACATTTTACACAATTATCTTGAGGAAAAATTTAAAAACAAATCAGAGCTTCCAATATGGGATGAGAGAATCACAACTACCTATGAAAATAATGTTTTAGCAACTTGGACATTCAGAGGGATAATAAAATTTTTATACAACTTAGAAGATAAACAATGACAAAAGCAAACAAAGAACGAATCAAGGACCTCGAACGAGCTCTCACACGAGCGAAGTATCCGAATCTTCCATATGTAGATTCATTTCTAACCAATTGGCAGGATAATTCAGCAAATGCACTCACCAAATCCATATGCGGATTCCTTCAGATGAGTGGATGCCAAGCAGAGAGAATCAATACAATGGGAGTGTATCGAAAGAAATACCGTACTGATGGAGTGGCAATGGGAGGACAATGGACCAAAGGAACGGGAACACCCGGCTCAGCGGATATCTCGGCAACAATCAGAGGGCGATCAGTCAAGATTGAGGTGAAGTATGGAAAGGATAGGCAATCAGATGCACAAAAAGTATATCAAAAAATGATTGAAGATGCTGGAGGAGTATACTATATCTCAAGAACTTTTGATGATTTCATAGAATTTTATGATAATTTCATTGCTGAATTAAAATAGTTTATTATCTTTATTGAAAATTAACACGCTAAATAATGGAAAAGAACACAAAAACAGTCGCAACACTGTACCAAAAGTTGCATCTTGCTAAGCAGCAAATCGGAAAGGTTGCAAAGAATGCAACGAATCCACATTTCAAAAAGTCGTATGCCGACATTAATGCACTGCTCACCGCAGTCGAGCCAATTCTATTGGAGAATGGATTGATTCTACTCCAACCAATAGTTGGCAATGATGTGGTGACGAGAATCATTGACATCGATTCAGGTGAGATGGTTGAGTCATTCATGACCTTGCCGATTATAACTGATCCACAAAAGGTATTGAGTGCAGTGACTTACTTCCGAAGAGGTACATTGCAATCACTTCTCTCCCTTCAGGCAGTGGATGATGATGGAAAGGCAGCATCGATTGCAGTCGCTCCGGTTAAACCTGCGTTGGACAATGCGAGATTTGAATCCGCAGTGGCATCCATTCAAGCAGGAAAGTACACAAAGGAGCAATTGATTGAGAAATGGACATTGACTGAGGTACAACTTAAAGCATTAGAATTATGAAGTGGCATCCATCCTCCATCGGCAAGTTGATGACCAATGGCCGAGGCAAGAATGAAATGGGACAAACTGCAAAGAGCTATATCAAGCAAGTTGCAAAGGAAAACTTCTACGGATACCGCAGTCAAATCAATTCCAAGTATATTGAAAAGGGATTGATGCAAGAGCAGGATTCAATCGACCTGCTCAATACTGTGAGATTCGAAGGATATATCAAGAACACTGTGCGAATGGTTGATGAGCTGATGACCGGTGAAGCTGATATTGTAACTGATGACCTTATCATCGACATCAAAACATCCTGGTCATTGGATACCTTTCCGGTAATGGCTGAAGATGGATATGATGCAATCTATGAGTGGCAGTTGAGAGCTTACATGAGGCTATACGACAAACCTAAGGCAGAATTAATCTATTGCATGGTAACTACATCCAACGAGCTACTGAACGAGTGGGAGAACTTAGATATACACCGAGTTGACCACATCGCACCTGAGAAGAGAATCACCGTACTTTCGTTTGATCGTGATGAGGCGAAGGAGCAGGAGATGGTTGAGAGATTGGAGTTATGTACTGAGTATTATAATGAGTATTATAAATTATTAGAAGCGAAATGAAAATAACAATAGAACAATACGAACATAAGATTATTCACGAAGTACCTCATAACGATGTAACTCTAGAAGAAGCTCTAGAAATGATTGAAGGACTTTTAAAAGCTACTGGATATTCTTTTAGTGGAAATCTTGAAATAGTGGATGAGTGGGTAGATAATGATGAAACCTTTAAAATAGTTGATGAACCTAATGAACAAATAAGGTTTGGAGATGCGACAATTGTAACCCATTATAGAGATGGTACAATCAATCAAGAATAAGTGGCAATTTTTACCACATAAAATAAATAGAAATGATAAACTAAACAACAAGAACAATGAAAACAGCAGTAGAATGGTTAATAGAGGAAATTCATAAAAATATAGATTGGATTCCAATACCTATGCAAGAACAAGCCTTAGAAATGGAGAAGGAGCAGATAGAAATGGCATTCTTCAAAGGGTTAACTTTTGGAAAGACTTTACCAGATGGGTTAACAGCAGAACAATACTATAGTGAATCCTTTAAACAACAAGAACAATGAAAGAAAAAACAATAGCAATAATAGGATTCATATCCGCACTTGCACTATTAATCACACTTGGAACATTATTTTGTTCTTGGATATTCAAAGGAGCTTTCTAAATAGTAACTTACCAAACAGTAACCTAACAAAACAAATATGGAATTACAAGTAACCGGTACAATCAAGATGATTGAGCCAATCAAACAAATCAGCGACAAGTTCTCAGTGAGAATGTTTGTCTTAACAGTACCCAATGGAGAGTATCCTCAAGATATATCATTCCAATTGGCTCAGGATAAGTGCAAGATGTTGGATGAGTATTCACCTGGTATCCCCATTACAGTGAAATTCAATCTGAGAGGACGTGAATACAACGGGAAGTATTACAATACACTTGATGTATGGAGTATTAATTCAATGCCGGTAGTTGATGAGAGCTTTGACGATTCACCTTTCTGATACGGATACCATTCGTGACTTCATCGAAAAAGAGGTGAGGTCACGAGTATCCAAGAGATACAAACTCTCCCACATCGCTGAAGATATGGGAATCACTTACCTTCAGTTGTGGAGATTCTTGAAAGGTCATTCAGTAAATGAGGAATTCTATATCAAATTTTTCAAATATTATGAGAGATAGATACTTTATCGCCTATGTTGGCACCAAGAATGAAGCTCCTCACATGATCATCAACCGCTTTCAGGATGTGTTAAATGGAATGGATGTTAACTACCTCATCATGATGACCATGGATAATGATGAGGTATACCTGGAGGAAGTGGATAAAGATAAGTTTAGGGATATGAACGCAACAATGAATTGAGATGTATAAAACTGAAAAAGAAATAAATGATGCAGCTGCTCTTGTTGATCTAATGTATTCACTTATTAATAATGAATTGAAAAGGAAATATATGGGAGCTTTCCGTACTCTTGGACATGCTATTGATGAAATAGAGGTCATTCCGGATACCAAGCCAATCGAAGCGGACCTAATACTCACCAAGGTCATGAGCAAGTATTATGACCGCTCAGAGCAAGGTATCAAGAAATATGGTACCACATTAGAAAATAATACATTACCTTTGATTGATTGGTTGAATCATCTCCAGGAGGAATTGATGGATGCAACCTTGTATATTGAGAAATTAAAACAAGAGATATGACTTATATTGCATTAGTAGCAGTTAGTTGGTTTCTCGTATCATTCGAGCCAATTCAGATGATATGGGACAATATCGCAGTGCGAATGAAACCGAATCACCTGGTCAATTACATTCATGCCGGATTAGGTTGTTGGAAGTGCATGAGCTTTTGGTCCACATGGATCATAACCGGTGATTTCATTCAAGCAACTATTGTATCATTTATCGCGTTTATCATTGAGGAATGTTTGAACAAACTGAAATAAAATATATCAACGATATAATCACGTCAAGTGATGCATCGAAGTATGCCAAGGTTACTCTTAAGTCACTATATCGAATATACGATAAGTACACTGGAGAGAAAACAACTGATTGCTTTTGTGCCATGACAGTGAGGAAAATATATTATAAGCAATTCATTGAATGGTATGAAGCTAATTCTTGACCGATACATATCGAGAAATTATGATGAGGTGAGGAGTTACACTGAGTATTTCCTCACTAAATTCAAAGCCAACATGATTGCAGATGTAGTCATCAACAATAGTTATCTTTATGTGGCGGATATAGATGATGATACCAGTGATGAGAATAAGGTCAAGAGCTATCTTCTCAACACAATTAAGAAACAAATCATTTGGTCAACATCAATTAGTAACCTTGGCATACTTCGATGCATCACTTGACGTGATTATCTCGTTGATATATTTTATTTCAGTTTGTTCAAACATTCCTCAATGATAAATGCTATAAATGATACAATATTTGCTTGAAT